CAGAAGACCAAAAAGCTGCCGGAAAATGGTCTACCGGAGCTGGAGGTCAATATTATGCTGTTGGCGTTGGCGGCGCTCTGGCTGGGCGTGGTGCTGATCTGTTTGTTATTGACGATCCTCATTCTGAGCAGGATATAAAGGCTAATTCACGCCTGACATTTGATCAGGCATGGTCATGGTTTCAGACAGGCCCACTACAACGCTTAATGCCGGGGGGCGCAATAATAGTTATTATGACGCGCTGGAGTTTAATTGATTTAACAGGGCGATTAATTGATTATCAAGCCAAAAATCCAGATTCTGATGAGTGGGATATTGTTGAATTACCCGCTATATTAAATGAAAATGAAGATAATGAAAAAAGTTTATGGCCTGAGCAGTGGCCTCTTGAACAATTAAAATCAAAACGTGCGGGTATGGACCCGCGATATTGGCAGGCCCAATATATGCAGCAGCCCACAAGCGATGCGGCTGCGGTTATTCAACGTAATATGTGGAAAGTGTGGCCTAACGAAGACCCACCACGCTGTGAATTTATTATTCAGTCGTGGGATACGGCGCATGAAACTAAAAACTCTTCGGATTATACTGCCTGTACAACATGGGGGGTTTGGTATAACGACGAAGATGGCGGTTCGCCTAATATTATTTTAATTGATGCGTTTAAAGCACGATTAAATTTTCCCGATTTAAAAAAACGTGCAATAGAAATGTATAAAGAGTATGAGCCAGATATTGTGCTCATTGAAAAGAAAGCCGCAGGTGCCCCGCTCATCCAAGAATTGTTTCGCATGAGTGTCCCTATACAGGAGTTCAGCCCGTCAAGGGGAAATGATAAGCACGTGCGTGTTAATGCTGTGGCAGATATGTTTGCCAGTGGTAAAGTCTGGGCTCCTGACACACGCTGGGCTCGGGAAGTCGTTGAAGAAGTCGCTGCATTTCCGGTGGGGGAACATGATGACTACGTGGATACGATGACACAGGCGCTGTTGCGGTTCAGGCAGGGTGGATTTATTTCATTGCCAAGCGACGAGCCTGACGACATTCGATACTTTAAAGGCTTCCGTGGGCAGAAACGCGGTTATTACTTAGGTTAGGACAGATCATGGCTATTGATAAGGCGATGTACGGAATGCCTGAAGGCATTGAAGCGCTAGCGACTGAGGAAGCGCCCATTGAGATTGAGATTGTGAACCCCGAAGGTGTTGCTATTGGTATCGACGGGGTTGAGATCGATTTAATGCCTGAAGAAGAGGAAAAAGCTGAGGAGTTTGACTCTAACTTAGCCGAATTCATGAGCGAGAGCGACCTGCAAAAAATTGCAGGTGACATTATGGAAATGGTTGAGTCAGACCTCAACAGCCGCAAAGATTGGGTTGATACCTATGTCAAAGGTCTGGATGTGCTGGGCCTACGTTATGACGAGGTGACTGAGCCTTGGGATGGTGCGTGTGGGGTGTTCTCTACGTTGCTGACTGAAGCAGCGATTCGCTTCCAGAGCGAGTCTATTATGGAGACATTCCCTGCGGCTGGTCCTGTTAAGACAAGTATTATCGGGCAGTGGAACCCAGAAATCGAAGAATCAGGTAAACGGGTTCAGGCTGATATGAATTATCAGCTAACTGACAAGATGCCTGAGTACAGGTCAGAGCATGAACGTGCGCTGTGGGGTGTGGCGTTAGCTGGCTCGTCATTTAAAAAGGTCTACTACGACCCGTCATTAGAGCGCCAAGTTTCGTTTTATGTACCTGCTGAGGATGTCATCCTCCCTTATGGTGTAACCAACATACGCCGCACCGACCGCCTTACGCACATCATGCGTAAGACAAAGAATGATATTAAGCGGTTGCAGGTTAGTGGGTTTTATCGGGATGTGGATCTTGGTGAGCCGCTAGCAACGCAAACGGATATTGAGAAGGCTAAAGCTCAGAAAGAAGGTATTGAGCAGACTAAAGATGAGCGGTATCAGATATGTGAGGTACATATCGAGTATGACTTGCCGGGGTACGAAGAGGAACTGCCATTACCCTACGTCATTACGATTGATAAAGGTACTAATAAAGTTCTGGCAATTCGCAGGAATTACAGGGAGGATGACCCTCGCAAACTAGCTCGCCAGCACTTCGTACACTATATGTACATCCCCGGCTTTGGGGCTTATGGTTTTGGGTTGATTCATATTATCGGTGGTTACGCTACAGCAGGCACCATGCTGATCCGTCAGTTGGTGGATGCAGGGTCGTTATCTAATCTTCCCGGTGGGCTGAAGTCTCGTGGACTCAGAATTAAAGGCGATGACACACCGATTGCTCCGGGTGAATGGCGAGATGTGGATGTGCCGGGGGGTGCGATCAGGGACAACATTCTGCCGCTGCCTTATAAAGAACCTAGCCAAGTTCTCCTCGCTTTACTAAACCAGATCACCGAAGAAGCACGACGCCTCAGTGGTATGGCTGATATGAAGATCAGCGATATGTCGAGTCAGGCTCCAGTAGGTACGACGCTAGCTCTCTTGGAGCGGCAGTTAAAGACGATGGGTGCTGTGCAGGCTCGCATCCATGCAGCGATGAAGGAAGAGTTCAAACTCTTAAAAGAAATTATCAGGGAGTACACCTCCCCTGATTACAGCTATGTGCCGCAAGATGGTACCCCGCAGGTTAAGGCTGAAGACTACGACATCGTAGAAGTTATTCCTGTGTCTGATCCCAACGCCTCGACAATGGCTCAGCGGGTTGTGCAGTATCAGGCTGCGTTGCAGCTAGCGCAAGGGGCACCTCAGTTATACGACTTGCCCCGTTTACACAGACAGATGCTCGATGTGTTGGGTATTCCTAATGCTGACAAACTAGTACCCCTGCCTGATGACCAGAAGCCCAAAGACCCCGTGTCTGAGAATATGGATGCGCTAAAAGGTACGCCTATGAAGGCGTTTATCTATCAGGATCACCAAGCGCATATCACGACGCACATGTCCTTCTTGCAAGACCCAAAGATTGCGCAGATGATTGGGCAAAACCCTATAGGGCAGCAGTTGCAAGCAGCAATGATGGCTCACGTTGCCGAGCACTTAGGGTTCCAGTATCGCCAAGAGATTGAGCAGCGTATTGGCTTGCCGTTACCCACCCCTGAACAGCAGCTCTCTGAACCTGAAGAGTATGCGATGGCTCGTTATGTGGCTCAGGCTGCACAGCAGGTCTTGCAAATTCATCAGAGTGAAGCAGCACAACAACAAGCCCAGCAGATTGCGCAAGATCCGTTGGTGCAGCTCCAGGCTCAAGATCTTCAGATTAAAGCCGCAGAACAGCAACGTAAAGCACAGAAAGACGCTATTGATGCCCAGATTGCTGAGAAGCGGTTAAATGTCGAACAGCAGCGTATTGCTGTGGATGCTCAGAAAGAAGGCATAAAGCTTCAAAACCAGAATCAACAAAACCAGCTAAAGATTCAAGCTGATTTGTTTAAAACGCGTATGAAAGGTTCTGGAAGATGACCTACGAAAAACAGATGCTGGATCATCTGGTTAAAAAACTCATCGAGCGCGAGGAGTCCATAAAAGACTCCTTGGTGAGTAACAGCGCAAAAGATTTTGCTGAATATAAGCATTTGTGTGGCGTTATCCAAGGTCTGCGCCTAGCAAAGATGGAAGTACAAGACCTTGTGCAACGATATGAGGAATTTGAAAATGACTGAAGCAGCAGATGCTGTTATTGCGGATGTTCAGCAAAGAGCCAAGCAGTTACCGATTGTTAAGGGGTACAAAATCCTTTGCACGCTACCCAATATCGAGAATAAGTTTGATAGTGGGATCGTCAAGGCTGATGTAACTGTGAAGCATGAAGAGCTATTAAGCAACGTGCTGTTTGTAGTCGCGCTAGGTGATATGGCGTATGCGGATCAAAACCGTTTCCCCACAGGCGCTTGGTGTAAACCGGGGGACTTTATTGTTACTCGTGCCAACACTGGAACTCGTTTGAAGATTCATGATCGAGAGTTTCGGATTATTAACGATGATTCCGTTGAGGCTGTGGTGGAAGATCCCCGTGGCATTCAACGTGCGTGAGGTGATGTATGGAAAAAACCGAATTTAAATTTCCCGACGAGCAGGATGCCAAGCAAGAGGCTAAGGGTGACGTTGAATTTGAAATTGAAGTAGTTGACGATACACCCGATCCCGATAAAGGGCGTAAAGCACTGCCCGAGCCTGTTGGCGAAGTTACCGACGACGAGCTTTCTAAATATGACGAAAGCGTACAGAAGCGTATTAAGAAGTTGTCGCACGGATACCACGATGAACGTCGGGCTAAAGAAGCCGCATTACGTGAGCGGGAAGAAGCGCTGAAGTTTGCCCAGCAGATTATTGAAGAGAACAAACGACTTAAAACCGATTTGAATTCAAATAATACGCTGTTGGTTGGTACAGCTAAACAGAATGCAGAGTTGGCGTTAGATCAGGCGCGGAAGAAGTATAAAGAAGCATATGAATCTTTTGACGCTGATGCTATTCTTGCAGCGCAGGAAGAATTAACTACCGCTAAACTAAAACTTGAGCGTGTTACTAATTTCAAACCTGCCCCTTTACAAGAACGCGAAAATCCTGTAAACATAGCACCGCGAACCGCCCCAGAAACTCCTCGGGCAGACCCAAAAGCACTTGCATGGCAGCAACAAAATCAGTGGTTTGGGAACGATGAGGAAATGACTAGCTTTGCTTTGGGGTTGCATGAGAAGCTAGTTAAGTCTGGAGTTGATCCAACTTCAGATGAATATTACGAGCGAGTAAATTCTCGTATCCGTGAGAAGTTCCCCGAAAATTTCCCTGGGTTAGAGGAGAAATCGAAACGGACGAGCAGTAATGTTGTAGCCCCCGCAAGCAGAAACGTTGCCCCGAAAAAAATCACGTTGACGCAAACGCAGGTTGCACTAGCTAAGAAGTTGAAGATACCTCTTGATTTATATGCCAGGAAAGTGGCGGAAGGAATGACAAATGGCTGAGAATAAATTAGCAGATACCCGTTCAAATCGTGAAGCAACAACCCGTGACAAAGTTGAGCGTCCTCGTAGCTGGGCACCCCCCACGTTACTGCCTGACCCTGCACCTGAGCCTGGGTATAAATATCGTTGGATTCGCGTTTCAATGATGGGCCAATCGGACCCTCGTAATGTTTCAACCAAGCTACGTGAAGGCTGGGAGCCTGTCAGAGCTGAAGATCATCCTGAGATTTCTGGTTATCTCGATAACGATAACGCCCGATTTAAGGACAATATCGTGGTGGGTGGTTTGATGCTGTGTAAAACCCCAACAGAATTCGTTGACCAACGGAATGCTTATTATCAACAGCAGGCCGATGCACAGATGCGTTCTGTAGACAACAACTTCATGCGCGAGAATGATCCACGGATGCCTCTGTTTTCAGAGCGTAAAACCTCGGTTTCATTTGGGCGCGGTAATCAACAATCCAAGGAGTAATTCCAAATGGCTTACCCGACTGTTTCAGCCCCTTATGGGCTAAAGCCGATCAATTTGATCGGTGGTCAGGTCTTTGCCGGTGCTACTCGTCAGCGTCGTATCGCATCCGGTGCCGCAAGCATTGGTTTTGGTGACCCCGTTATTTTCGTTAACGACGGTACCATCGCGGTTTCGACTTCGACAACGGCTGCACCTGCAACAGGCTTTGCTGGCGTCTTTCTAGGCTGTCAGTTTGTTTCGTCTGTAACCGGTCAACCGACCTTCTCACAAGCATGGATCAGCGGTACTTCGGTAAAGGCAAACACCTTTATCACCGCCTTTGTTTGTGAAGACCCAGATCAGTTGTTCCAAGTCGCCGTAGTTACCGGCACCACAGTTGTCTCGACAACTTCTGGTTTGACTTATAGCAACATCAACAATAACGTGGCTTTGGTGGCTAACACCCTCAATACCACAAGCAACGATTCTCAGCAGGCTATCTTGTTGAGTTCGGCAGACGTGACGGCTTCGTTGCCGATCCGTATTGTTGATCTGGTGCCGGATACGGCATTTACCTATAGTGGCACTGTTTACTACCCGGAAGCTATCGTTAAGTTCAACGCACCGAACATTAGCGGTTCTACTTTCCTCGGTGGTCATGCCTACTACAACCCAACCGGACTGTAATAGGGGAACATAAATGGCTATTTCACGCGCACAACTATTGAAAGAGCTGCTCCCCGGCCTGAACGCATTGTTCGGTTTGGAGTATGCGAAGTATGGCGAAGAGCACAAAGAGATTTACGAAACTGAATCTTCCGAGCGCTCGTTTGAAGAGGAAACCAAGCTGTCAGGCTTTAGTGCTGCCCCGGTTAAAAACGAAGGTAGCGCAATTGCTTATGACAACGCGCAGGAAGCTTGGACCGCACGTTATACGCACGAGACCATTGCTTATGGCTTCTCAATCACTGAAGAAGCGATTGAAGATAACCTGTACGACAGCTTGTCGGCTCGTTATACTAAGGCACTTGCACGGTCGATGGCTTATACCAA